CTGAGTTAGTGAAATTGAAAGACCGTCCTTTCATTTTCATTTTTCACTGAGTTAGTGAAATTGAAAGACCGTCCTTTCATTTTCATTTTTCACTGAGTTAGTGAAATTGAAAGACCGTCCTTTCATTTTCATTTTTCACTGAATTAGTGAAATTGAAAGACCGTCCTTTCATTTTCACCAGTGAAATGAAAGCTATATATACTACGTATATATAATTTCCGTTTCACTCCCTTCGGTCATTGGGAAAAAAGTTTGGCGAAGCGGACGCCAAACATTTCTTCCCCTAACCGATGACTAAGATTTTTTCCAAGAAAGGTTTTGACATGAAAAATGAAATTGAATTTTTTCTCTGTATGATTCCTCCGACAGTGACTCAGCAGGAACATAAGGTCAGAGTCGTGAATGGTAAGCCTGTCTTTTATGAACCGCCTGAGCTTAGATCGGCTAGGCAGCTGTTCATGGACTCACTCGTGAGACATGTGCCGGAGAATCCTCTCGATGGTCCGTTACAGCTCATTACGAAATGGATATGGCCTATAGAGGATATCAGTGGTCAGCAGAGGTTAGAAGAGTGCTGGCAATGGAAGACGACCAAACCGGACACCGATAACCTCATAAAGATGCTGAAGGACTGCATGACCAGGACACACTTCTGGAAAGACGATGCTCAGGTGGCATCAGAGATCACAGAAAAGTTTTTATCCGGTAAGCCCGGGATATATGTGAAAGTCGTAAAGCTATGACAAGACATTTTGTTACGATGCCTGACAAGCTCTTAGATCAGGCGATGAATGTGGTTTATAACAAGTGGTTCAAGAAATGGACCAGAAAAACAGGGCACCTCACTGAGGATGACTGGGCGAAGATCATAGGCGAATATGATTACATCGTTAGTCAGAACACTCAGAATGGTGATTTCAAAGTTCTTGAAACAATAGCCTATGCGCTGCTCAAAGAGCTGATGCAGAGAGACAAAGGTGAGGATTATCCTCCGGAGGAAGTTTATGGAGAACAAAAAGAAAGAGAAAACAGCGCTTGAAGTAGTCAATGATTATGACAGTGCATTATACGGAATTGAAAATCTGCCGGAGATCATCAATTTATTGATTGACCGATTCAACCTCGATGCTACGGAATACACAGATAAACAGGCACTGGAATTAAGTTTGAATCATAAAGCCGTGTATAGCGTGCTTAGAGTGATTCAGGATAGTTTATTCGTAATGATTGAGCGCATCGATAAAATCGACAGATTCAAAGAGGTATAAGAATGACTGATAAACGTTATCTACCGATATGTAAGCCCTGCAAGTGGTATGACCCAACAAGGCCGCAATGCTATGACGGGCATTTACAGTATTCCGGCAAGATAGAATGCGATGGTTTTACCCCTGATATAAACGGGAAAAGGAACCTTGAAAAATCAACTAAGAACAAACAAAGGTGATATTAAAAAACGGAGGGATGGAAGTAATGAAAAAGAGATTGATTGATGCTGAACATTTAATGCAGAGACTTGAAGCTAACTACGGCTCAGATAACAGCTGGTATGATCTCGTGAGAGTTAAGACCTTGATCGATTCAGAGCCAACGATACATGACGATAACAGGCAGCTTATTGAAGTGGCTTTAATATTCCTTACAGCGGTCATTATTACTGTTCTTTTATTCGTGAGCGGGGTGATACATTGACAATCATATTCTTGATACCGCCATTTATCATGGCTCTATGGATATGGCTATGGATTAACTTCTAGGGAGGTGCTGATGTCAGCAAAGGAATATCTAAGTCAGATTTATTTACTCGACGCAGAAATTAAACAGAATAAGAAAAGAATAGCAGAACTTGATTCTGACATAGGACGGCTTAAGGCTATCGACTACTCCGGGGACAAGGTGCAGTCCAGTGGCGATAAAGATACACTTACAGATGGAGTATCTAAGCTCTTGGATTTACAGCGTAAGGTTGCCAAAGAAATGATTGAACTGCAATTTAAAAAGCAGAAGATCACAAGCGAAATCAGGCAGCTTCCGAAAGCGGATCACGTGACACTTCTCACAATGCGATATGTGAATTGCGAAAGATGGGAGCGGATAGCAACGGATATGAACTTGACCATGAGGAGAGTACTACAGATTCATGGAAACGCGCTAAGCATTTTTGAAAAAATTAACATGATTTAGAAAATAAAAAGACTGCATATAATTTCACTATAGGTCTGTGCTAATATGTATACTGAGCGAAGAGGGAAAGCAAGAGATTGCATCCCTCTTTTTTAATTATTGTGTTTTTGCTAAACAGTTGCGTGAGGTTTACTTCACGCCTCCTGAACCGGAGAGCACAGAAGCCGGTATATAAATACTGCGGGCGGGGCAAACCAAGACAAAACAAGCCCCGCCTATTTGATGCAAAAAAAGAGACGACCTGGCACATGCAGAAGGCTATCCCCGGGGTGGCGTAGGTACTTCCTGACCCATATACGCCCTGCGGGTCCGCTGAAGCCCGGGTTTTGAGCCTATAGAACAAAAAAATCGTGCGCACTTCCTTCCGCTTTTGCGGATGGGGCGGGCTCGGAAAATGAAATGAAATTCTTTTTCATTATATGCGCCGAAAAAAAGTCTTTCACGAAATTGTACTTTTGTGAGTACAAAGAGGAAGTGAAAACGGGTGCATATGTTTTTTCGGAGGAGGAACTGTGGAAGTTACGCAAAAAGCACTTGCGGAATGTCTCGGTATCACTCCGAGACAGGTCAGAAACTTAAAACAAGAAGGTCTGTTCCAGCTTAAAGAGGGGCAGAAAAAGTACAATCTGGAGAAATGCATCCAGGAATACATACAGTTCAAGGTCAATGATGAAACCGGACGGCGATCTGTAGTGGATAAAGAGAAGGTGTCAGCAGAACATGAAGAGGTCAAAAAAGAGATTTCGGCGCTCAAGCTCCGGAAACTCCGTCGAGAGCTCCATGAATCTGCAGATGTGGAGTCGTATCTCATGGATATGCTCCTGTCGTTCCGGAGCCGTCTCGAAGCATTACCCCAGAAGGCCGCAATGCAGATCATGGGAGTCACCGATCTAAACGAAGTTATAGCGGTGTTAAGAAAAATAGTTGCAGAAGCGCTCAATGAGCTCTCAGATTATGATCCGGATAAGATTGACGGACAGCAGCAGGGCACATATGAGCAGGACATAGAGGATTTAGAGGATGGAGAAGAGGATGAAGTAGATGAGTCAGAGGAGTAGATCGCGCAAAAAGACGGCAAAACTGTTTCAGCGCGTAATTAAGCGGTGCCTTGGGGTCAAAAAAATTCAGACTGTGTCTGAATGGGCTGAGGAATACCGTATCCTGGATGAATCCAACAACCTCTCCGGTAAATGGACGAATGACATCACTCCGTATCTCATTGAGATCATGGACACTTTCAATGATCCATACATCCGGAATGTAACAATGTGCAAGGGCTCACAGCTTGGTGGAACCGAAGCGATTCAGAACATCGCTTACTACATCGCCGCAAGGAATCCTGCACCGACCATGTTCGTCTATCCATCCGACGAGCTGGCAAAATCGGTTTCAAATGACAGACTTAAGCCATCCATAAGACTGATTCCGGATCTTAGAAAGCTTTTCCTGGACAAGGAATCGAAAGAACTGGAATTGAGATTCCGACACATGAAGTTCTATCTTCGCGGTGCCGGATCGCCTTCAAAGCTGGCTTCAACTCATATTAAATACCTCTTTTTTGACGAGATCGATAAGTTCCCCGGCGCCTCCACAAAAGAGGCGTCGCCTTACGATCTCGCAACAGAGAGAACAAAGACCTTCAGACCGCAGCAAAAGATATATGAGGTTTCAACTCCGACTCTGAAAACAAATTATGTTTGGAAGCACCTGAAGGAAGCGGATGAGGAAAGGCACTATTTTGTGAAATGCCCTCACTGCGGAGAAGAAATTGAGCTTAAATTTGCTCAGATCCACTGGGACGATGACAAGGAAAAGGAACTTTCGGTACACGAAAGAGCCGCATCGGCCACTTATGTCTGTCAGGAGTGCGGATGTGAGATCACAGATGCACAGAAGCCCAGGATGCTCAGGGAAGGGCACTGGAAAGCAGTAAATAAAAAGGGTGTCGGAAGAGCCAAGAGCATAGGGTACTGGATATCTTCACTGTATTCGGTATTCCTGAAATGGTCCGACATCGCGGAGGAGTTTCTGAAGGACAAGGATGATCCGGAGAAGCTTCAGAATTTCGTCAACTCATGGCTCGCGGAGCCGTGGGAAGATACACAGCTAAAGACCAGCGAAGATATGGTGATGGAGCGACAGACTGAGGTGCCTCAGCTCGTGGTTCCGGACTGGGCGAAGATGCTCACAGGCGGCGTGGATGTACAGGAGTCATCACTTTACTACACCATAAGAGCATGGGGAGATTACACCACATCGCAAAACATCGCGCATGGCCAGGTATTGTCCTTTAGGGATATCGAGAGCGTCATGAATCTCGAATACCAGAAGGAAAACGGAACAAGATACATCGTAAACATGTGTCTCATCGACTCAGGATATCAGCCCGATGATACATATGATTTTTGCGTCAATAATTCGGATTGGGCGCTCCCTGTCAAGGGTGCATCGAATCCGATGAATGACAGATACAAGATATCCAAGATCAACAAAGAGGGCAGTAAAGCCTATGGAATGCAGTTAGTAATCGTTGACGGTGATCAGATAAAGGATTCCATCGCCGCCAGGATGAAACGTCCGAACGGTACCGGCTCATGGATGGTCTACAAGGATACCGACAGCAACTATGCAAGGCAGGTAACGGCAGAGCAGAAAATCACCGTCAAAAAGGACGGGACACTGAAATCTCACTGGGAGCCTAAAACCTCTCATGCAGATAACCACTATCTGGACTGTGAGGTTTATGCGATGGTTGCCGCTGAGATGTGCGGAGTGAGATCTCTGCACCTGCAGACTCCGGAACCTGAGACGCCAAAGGTACAAGAGACGCAGCAGGCGCCTGGTGACAATGATTCCGGATGGATGTCCGGAGTAAGTGATAACTGGATGGAAGGAGGTTAAAAATGGCAGTTGATAATAATGCCTTAGGGGCTACGCCACAGGAACAGTTAAAAACCGTGAAGGAAGCTATCTCCTCGATCCTTATCGGAGGGCAGAGTTACAAGATAGGTTCGAGATCGCTGACAAGAGCAGACCTCGCACAGCTTAGAGCGATGAAAAAGGAGCTTGAGGCTGAGTGCGCGGCCAATGATAACACAGAATATTTCGGAGATACGTATGTAGGAGTGTTTGATGGAAGATAAAAGACATGGGAATTGGCTTGATGATATCATCGGCTATTTTTCCCCGGAAACAGCATATCGGCGTCAGGCATTCCGACAGGCTTTGGAGCTTGAAAAGGCGTATGATGCCGGAACTTACACGAAACAGAATCAGAACTGGAGAGTTTTCAACGAGTCCGCAGAGATGGAGGACTCCTGGAACAGAGACATCATAAGAGCAAGAGCGCGGGATCTCGAAAAGAACAGCGATGTGATGAATTCCATCATTGGAGCTTATCGGAGGAACGTGTTCGGAAAAGGCTATCGCTTAGGTGCGCAGACCGGAGACAGCGAGCTGAACACAGAGCTCGAGAAGGCATGGAAGCGATGGTGCAAGGGCAGAAATTGCGACGTTACCGGCACGCAGGATCTCGCTCAGATGCTCAAGATGTGCATCCAGAGGAAAAAGATAGACGGCGGCATATTCCTCCTGAAGAGGTACACGGATGAAGGATTCATTCCATTCCAGCTTCAGGTATTGGAAGTGGACGAGCTGGACAGCATGGCCACAGCTCCGAAGCATGAAGGGAATAAGGTCGTCCGTGGAATCGAATACAACGGATGGAATAAGCCGGTAGGTTATTTCTTCAGGAAATATTCGACTGATGGCTACGAGATCGGGGAATCTGAGTATGTAGATGCAAAGGATGTCATATTCCTTTACACAAAGCGGAGACCTTCGCAGATCAGAGAGATGTCGGACATGGCGCCGACCATTACAAGGATAAGAGACATAAACGAATTTATTCATTCGGTCTCAGTGAAGGAGCGTGTACTTGCGTGTCTTTCGGTGTTTATCAAGCGGGCACTTCCACCTAATGCCGGAAGAGTAAGCCTTTCGGACGGAGGAAACGGCGAAAGATATCAGGGTAAGATGCTGACTCCGGGAATGATCCAGTATCTGAATCCCGGCGATGAAGTACAGCCCGTTATTCCGGTAGGCGCCGCAACGGATGCAACGCAGTTTATTAAACAGCAGATGCGAATGACAGGATCCGGACAGGGCCTGTCATACGAGGCAGTGTCCAGGGACATGTCAGAGAGCAATTATTCGTCCGCAAGGCAGGGCATCATCGAGGATGAGATGACCTATGAGGATGACATTGAGATGCTGACAAAGGCACTTGATGAGATCTATGAAACATTCGTCATTTCCTGCGTGCTGGCCGGTGTGGTCACGATAAGGAATTTCTGGTCCGACAAAGAGACTTATCTGCAGCATAAGTGGATCAAGGCTCCGAAGAAATGGATTGATCCAGCCAAAGAAGCAAATGCGAATAAAACAGCACTTGTCACCGGAGAAAAGACCTTTGCAGACCTCGCATCCGAGAACGGTCGAGACTGGAAGGATCAGATCGACGAGATGGCCGAGATTAAGAACTACGCTGAGGAAAAAGGCGTGCTGATAGGAGGGGTACAGAGTGGATTTGAAGAAAAGAAACAGTGAGATGAAAGGTCAGCTTTTGCGGACGCTGGCCATCTCAACAAGAGCGATCGACGAAGAGAAGCGGACAGTCGAGCTATCGTTTAGCTCTGAGGAACCATACACACGATGGTGGGGAGTAGAGATACTCGATCACAGTGAGGGCTGTGTGGATCTCAAGAGACTCAGTGAGATGGGCTGTGCGCTTTTTAACCATAATCGAGACAAGGTAATAGGCAAGATCCTCTCATGTTCCGTCGAGAACAACAGAGGAATAGCCACAGTGCAGTTTGACGAAGACGACGAGTCCGAGGTGATCTTTAAAAAGGTCAAAGGTGGCTCACTCAAGGGTGTATCAGTCGGATACATCGTCACAAGCTGGGAAGAGGTTAAACCCAACAAGAAATCCCTTGATGGAAGGTTCGCAGGGCCTTGCCAGATAGCAAGGAGATGGTTGCCTTACGAAATATCAATAGTGTCCATTCCGGCGGATGCAACAGTCGGAGTCGGACGATCTGCAGAAGAGCAGAATGAAACAGGAAGAACGCTCGGTTACTTCAGCCGGCAGCTTCAATATAACCAAAACGTTTACAAAATAACAGGAGGTAAACAGTAAATGAACAGAGAACAGTTACTTGCGAGACAGCAGGAGCTCATCAATGCAGCAAGAGCCGCACAGAGAGAGCTGACTCCGGAAGAGCAGGCTGAATTTGACGAGTGCCAGAGACAGCTTGATGCCATGGGAACAGCACCTGCACAGGAAAACGAGAATCCAAACCAGGGACAGAGAAACCTCGGCGGAGAAGGCGGAGAGAATCCTGATCCGATGGAAGCCGCACAGAGAGCAGTGGCAGCAGAGAGACAGCGTATCGCTGACATCACATCTCTTTGCCGCACTTTCGGCGTCGATGAGACAAATTACGTCACAGGCGGTATGACTCTTGATCAGACAAGAGCAGCAGTCCTTGAACAGCTTAAGAACACACAGCGTCCTATGAACGCGCGTGTTACTCTCGATGAGGGTGATAAGTTCAGAGCGGCAGCAGCTGATGGTCTTATCATGAGATCAGGAACACAGATCCAGAACCCTGCAGACGGAGCAGAGAGCTTCAGAAACATGGACCTTCGCTCACTTGGACAGGAGTGTCTTATCAGAGGCGGTATGGACGCAATGCAGGTAAGAGGCATGTCAGGAGATGATGTCTTCGCAGAGCTCTCAAGACAGGCATTCAATCCTACAGCTGCTTTTCCTGCAATCATGGACAATGCAGTAAATAAGACCATCAAGGAGATGTACCAGCACGCTCCTACAACCTTCCAGCAGTGGGTGACAGAAGGCTCAAAGTCAGACTTCAAGGAGTCCAAGGATCATGAGTATGTAATTAACTCAGTCGGAGATTTTGAGAAGGTGCCTGAGAACGGCGAACTCAAGAATTCAACTCCTGAGACATCACTGCTTCCTACCTCAAAGCTTGAGACCTACGGCAAGCAGTTTACGATGACAAGACAGGCATTCATCAACGACGATATCGGTCTTGTCACAAGAATCCCCGGCCTCTATGCAGTGAAGGCTAAGAAGACCATCGACAAGCTTGTTTACAAGCTCCTCATGGACAACAACAAGATCTTTGACGGTGTGGCTCTTTTCCACAATAGCCACAACAACCTCATCGCATCCGGTACAGCTCCTACAGTTGCATCAATTCAGGCTATGATCCTCAAAATGCAGCTCCAGAAGGACCAGTTTGGAGAGCCTATCTATGTAACTCCTAGACATATCATCGTGCCTGTAGGTTACGGATTCGATCTCTACACAATCCTTCATTCCGCACAGGTTCCGGGAACCAATAACAACGACAAGAACCCTCTTGCCAACCTGAGCTATCCGCTCGATGTTATCGAGTCTCCATATCTCAACGCCATGGCCGGAAACAATGCAATTCCATGGTTCATCGTTGCAGATCCTATGTCCGCTCCATCAATCGGAGTTGATTACCTGAATGGTAAGAAGGAGCCTACAGTAAGAAGAATGGAAGTTCCGGGAACACTCGGCTTCGTATGGGATGTTTACATCGATGCAGGTATCTGGGTTCGCGATTTCAGAGGAATCGTCAAGAATCCGGGTGTACAGCTCAGCGTCTGATGAGAAAGGAGAATAAATATGTCAGCAATTTATCTTCAGAGAGGCGAAGCTCTCGATTATCCTAACGCGTCAGGATCAAAGATTGACGCAGGAACAGTTGTAGTTCTGACAGCCGGAGCAGCAGGAAGAATCGGCGTAACAGGCACCGATATCCCTGACGGCACAGTCGGATCTGTACATGTCGCAGGTGTCTTTGAAATGCCTAAGTCAAGTTCCAATGCCCTTACTCTTGGCGAGAAGGTTTACTGGGACGGCACCGGCATCACTGAGGCAGACAATGATGGTGAAGGAACACCAACCTACTACCCTGTAGCAGGATTCGTTGCATCTGCGGCCGCAGCAGGCGATACCACAGTCGCTGTCAAGATCGGTTGAGCAGCCTATGTTGATAGCGAAATCAACGATCTTTTTTCATAACAGTCAGTATCTTCCGGGAGATGTCCTCCCGGAGGACGCTGAAATGAAGCCGTTATGGCTGGAATGTGATTCGGCGTATGAGGTAAAAGAGCCCGAGAAAAAAGCACCTAAAGCCAGAAGAAAGTCCGCAAAGGCAGGACTAGGAGGAAAGGCGGCAGGAGATCTCGAATCTGACGATAACCTCGTAGGGCAGATACCGGACAATCCGGTAAGAAAGAGAAAATAATGGGATTTAAGGAGCAGTTATTCAAAGATATCGGAAATGTGTTTATGAATCCTTCCGAATTCGGTGAAAACCACACCGTAGACGGAAAGATCATGAATGTCATCGTTGACAACGCTGAGATCATTGAGCGGTCAAAGAAGCAGGCAGACTCAGGACGAGTCCAGGGAATCTTCGAACGACAGCTCCTTTTTTATGTCTCGAGAGCCGATATCGGGAAGCTCCCGGCCGTAGGAAGAATGATGGACTTCGACGGAAAGAGATACCGCGTCGAGGATGCGGTTGACGAAGGAGCGGTCTATTCCATCACGTTAGGAGCTCTCACATCATGAGTGTAAATATCAGATTCAGCCTGAATGATAGCGCTGTAAATGACGTTATCTCAAGGCTTAAAAATATATCCGGAAAGTCCGAGGAGTCTGTATTCAAGAAAGCCGTAAACGAAACAGCCAAGTATGCAAGACGGGAGCTTTCGAAAAAAGCAAAGCGCGTGTACGCATCGCCTCAGTCTGATGGGATCTACGAAAGAGCCATCATCAAAAAAGCAACAGTAGGAGATCTCGGTGCAGAGGTTGATTTCGGAAACCAGGCAAGAGTGCCTAGTATCCTTAAATTCAGAGCAGAACCGGAATCGACTCCTACAGTGTTCACGTCGCAAGATGTGAGAGTCAGGAGGATAGGAAACGGCTACAGGTATCTGGGAAAGCAGAAGTCCTACAACGTCCGGTCATCTCAGTGGAGATCGGGCGGAATGACAGCCTATAGGGGAGCGTTTATCGCCACAATGGGATCCGGAAGAACAGGAATGTTTATTCGTACCGGACAGAAAACGGCTAGTGGTAAGGATAAGCTCCGTCAGATTTTAGGTTCGACCGATAGAGCCATGGTCAGAAATGAAAAGGTTTATCCGGAAGTAGCGCCAAAGATCAGCGAAAGACTCAATGAGCAGGTGCAAAAGGCACTTGCGAAGGCACTGGGAGGACGATAAATGGAAATGAACACAAGAGGAAGGGTTCCGGCTTTCCTGCAGAGGTCTCTGGCAGAAGAGATACGCAGGATAACAGCAGGAATGACCTTCAAGCAGCCAAGAAAGGCAGAAAGAATCCCTCTTCAGGTCTTTGAGCAGGCTCTGCCGGTTCCGTCTGCAAGCAATGAAACTGTAGAAGAGGAATCCATAGCATATGTGGAGGAAGAGGCAGAGGAAGCTGTATTCAAGTGTCCCTGGTGTGTAGTAAGGATTGATTCCGGTAGCATTCAAGGACCGAATGCAAACGTAGAGGTGCTGGTGGGGATTGAATTCGGAATATTCGACGATGATCCAAAGAATCAGGGCCACTACGATGTTGAAAACCTCATGTGGAAGGTCTATGAGCGCTTCGCAAAGGATCCTATCCTTGCAAAGCAATACACCTGCCAATGTGATTTCAAATTCGGACACCAGGATTCCGATACTAATCCCTATTACTTCGGGGCTATATCAATGACGTTTGAATATCCGGGAATACAGAGAGAAAGCGGAGGAATATATCTGTGAGCAAGAAAAGAACAGCAGTCACGGCAGTGACTGAACCAAAAGAAGCGGTCACAGAGACTGCAAAAACGTCCTGGGAGGATGAGGTGAAGATGTATATCGGGCCATCATTCAAGGGCGTAACAAGCAGGACGATCTTCAAAAACGGGCTCACTCCGGAACTGCAGAAGGCAGTGGAGAAGACTCCGATCATCAAGTTGCTGATCGTACCTATGAGCAAGTTAGCAAAGGCACAGCTGGAGCTTGGAGATAAAGCGTCTGCAAGAGCAACTGCTTATGCCGTTGTATCAAAAGAATACATTTAAAGGAGGAAGTAAGATATGTCTTACAATCACAAGATTTCAACAAAAGAAATCTCTACACAGTTGACCACTCCTGTCGAAGCAACGGCAGGTCTGCAGGTCGTAGTTGGTACAGCTCCGGTCAATCTTGCAAAAGATCCCACAGCTGTGACAAACAAGCCGGTCATTGCTTACAGCTTCTCAGAAGCCGCTGAGCTCCTCGGCTATTCCGATGACTTCGCAAGCTACACACTCTGCCAGTCCATGGATGCATCCTTCAGAGTGTTCTCAGTAGCACCAATCATCTTTATCAATGTACTTGATCCTACTACCCACACAAAGAGCTACACAGGCTCAAATCTCGCTGTAAGCGACGGCGTGGCAAAGATCGACGATACGGGAATCCTGCTCGCCACTCTCGAAGTGGAGACAACAGCAGATCCTGCAGTATCCCTCACAAAGGATACAGACTATACAGTAACATTTGACGATGATGGCAAGGTGCTCATCACACTCCTTGATACTGCAAAGACCACAGGCCTTACAGCTGTAAACGTTACAGCAACACAGCTCGATCCTACAAAGGTTACAGCTGCAGATATCGTAGGCGGATACGATGCTCTCACAGGCAAGGATTCAGGCCTCGAGGTCATCAGACAGATCTATCCTACACTCGGACTCGTCCCAGGTCTCCTTCTTGCACCGGGCTGGTCACACAATGCCACAGTGGCAGCAGCCCTCAAGGCAAAGTGCGAGAACATCAACGGACTTTTCACTTGCGAGTGTGCCATCGATATGAGCACTGTGACAACAAAGGTCTACACAGGTCTCAATACTGCAAAGGCTTCACTCGGCGTCATCGACAAGCACGCAGTGCTCCTCTGGCCAAAGGTAAAGCTCGGCACAAAGGTTTATTACTATTCAGCGGTATGGGCGGCTATGACAGCCTACTGCGACGCTGAACATGGTGATGTACCTTACAAGAGCCCGTCAAACGAGATCCTCAACATGTCTGCAGCAGTGCTTGAGGACGGAACAGAGGTCATCCTTGACAACTCTCAGGCAGCTCTTGTCAATTCCTACGGTATCGTTACCGCAATTAATGACCAGGGCTGGAAGGCATGGGGCAACAATACATCAATCTATCCTACATCTTCGGATCCTAAGGACAGATGGATCGCATGCCGCCGCATGATGAGCTGGTATCGCAATCACTTCATCCTGACTTACAGAGATAAGGTTGATGATCCTACAAGCTACAGACTCATCGAGTCCGTTGTCGATAGTGAGAATATCTACCTCAACTCACTTGCATCTGCAGGTTCGATCGCCGGTGGAGAGGTAAGCTTCAATGAGGCAGACAACCCTATTACATCTATCATTAACGGAGAGATTCACTTCGAAACAAAGATCGCATTCTGGACACCTGCAGAGTGGATCGAGAATGTGATCGAGTTTGATCCAACTATTCTCCAGAACGCACTGACAGGAGGTAACGAATAATGGCAAAGAAGATCACATCCTCAATGATTCCTGAGGTTTTGAACAATTTTAAAGTCTATAACGGCGATGGCGATGAGTATCTCGGCATCACTTCCGAGATGTCTCTCGCAGAGCTTTCGGCCATCACTGCATCCATCAGTGGTGCCGGACTCTCAGGCACTTACGATGTCCCGGTAGTAGGACATTATGATTCGATCTCTCAGGAGATCCCATTCAGAGTGCTCGAGCAGAGCGCAGCAAGCATCATGAACACCATGAAGGTGGTTCGTGTCAATGTAAGAGGAGCTATCCAGTGCACAGACAAGGGCACAGGAGTTTCCGAGATGGTCGGCTTTAGATATGTTTGCGGCGGACGCTGCACATCATTTAATCCGGGTACAGCTCAGCCGGGACAGCCAATGAACGGCTCAGCAACAATCAATGCAACATATATCCTTGTTGAGATCGGCGGCGAAAAGGTCGTAGAGATCGACAAGCTCAACAACGTATGCAGAATCGACGGAGTTGACCTGCTGGAGCAGGTAAGACGTCTCTGCTGATAAAGTGAGGTAAAAAGGGTTATGAAAAAGAACGTTGAGAATACAGGTAAGGGAGTCGCTGAAAAGGCGGCTCCTTCGTCTTTAAACGAAGAGCAGAAAATCAAGGAGAAGATGACATTTAAGTTATCAAGACCTTTTAAATATGACGGTGAGGAAATCACCGAGATAGATATGAGCGCAATGCTCGACCTGTCAGCGAGCGACCTTGTACAGATTGACAGAGAGATGTCGAGACTCGGATACACCGGGACAAGACAGGAGCTGACAAGACAGTATGCAATGCTGGTAGCTGCAAAATGCATGCATAAGCCGGGAGATTTTTGCGACGAAATGGATGCAAGAGACTCCATCAGGCTCAAAGAGTATGTAGTGACTTTTTTCTACGCCACAGTCTAAATCCGGGCGAATTAGACATCATAAGGCAGATAATCGCCCAGATATCCCTGAAGACAGGAACGTCTCTGCAATATCTTTACGACATGCCGATAGACGAGCTGGATGCGCTGACAAAGAGCATCCTTGATGTCAACAAGGGAAAGAAAAAGAAATAGTCAGTGAGGAGTTTGAGAAATGGCAGACAGTAAATATAAGCTTGCCCTGCAGATCGTCGGTATGGTGGACGCATCACTTGGCAAATCAGTCCAGTTGACAAAAAAACAGATGCGAGATCTTGCCAAAGCCGCAGCAGATGCATCGAATAAGACTGTATCAGTGTCGGAAGCATTTCAAAAAGCTTCTCCTGGCATTGATGCTATGTGGGGAGGTCTGACAAAGGCAGCAGGCACAGCAATGCAGGCCATGGAAGCGGCAGCAGGGCTCACTTCCGTCGCAGGACTTGCGGCTATAAAGACAGGCTCTGAGTTTGAATCCGCTATGTCATCATGGTCAGCCACAGCTTCGGCGACAGAAGCTCAGTACGAACAGGCAAGACAGGCGGCCATGGAAATGGGAAGGAGCACATCAAAAACCGCCACAGAGTCCGCTAATGCCCTCGAATACATGGCATTGGCCGGATGGTCGGTAGAAGACTCGATTCAGGCTCTTCCTGACGTTCTGAGGCTTTCTGAAGCCACAGGGCTGGAACTTGCAAGGACTTCCGATCTCGTTACGGATTCGATGTCAGCGACGGGTGAAACCGTGGATGATCTCACAAAGTTCTTAAATGTTGCGGCTCAGGCAAACAATAAATCAAATCAGACTGCCGAAATGCTCATGGAGGCATGGATAGGAGTCGGCGGTACCATGAAAAACCTTAATGTCCCGATAGAAGAATCTGCTACAGCCCTGGGAATACTCGCCAACAGAGGTATCAAGGGCTCGGAAGCAGGAACCGCGCTGAATGCCGTAATGGTCAATCTGACCACCGGATCAGGAAAAGCAGGAAAGATGATGGCCAAGCTGGGAATCTCAGCATTCAACAATGACGGCTCATTCAAGGGGCTCAAGCAAACTCTCCTGGAAGTAAACGAAGCAGTGAGTGGAATGAGTGACGAAGAAAAGAACCTCGCTCTGTCTGCAATAGGTGGAAAACAGCATATCGATGCACTGAATGACCTTTTATCAGGCTTGAACACCACAGCTGCAGACGGAAAGATAGAGTGGGATTCCCTTGCAGATGCTCTCGAGCATAGTAATGGTGCACTTGAAAAGATGGCGGCCAAGAAGATGGATAACCTCCAGGGCGACATGAAGATAGCCACATCGGCAATGGAAGACGACCTTATCCGCCTTTATGACACCTTCAAGGATCCTCTGAGGGAAGCAGTCCAGACAGGGACACAATATATCTATCAGTTTGGTGATTATCTCGAGAATACAGTATCAAAGGCTATCCCGACTGTAAGAAGAGAGCTTCTGGATGGCAAGGATGCACTCCTTGAATTCACGGATCCCCTTATCGCAACAGGTAAGTGGCTCATTGATAACGGGGATAAGACCGTGGGTGTGATTGTAGGCATAGCTACAGCGATAACCACGCTGAAAGTCGCGAAAGAAGTTAACAGCGCATTAATGGGACCTAACGGAATCATGGCTTTTGTCACAGCGATGGGATCAAATCCTGTCACGATGGCGATAGGAGGACTTACAGCCCTTGCAGGAGCTGTGGCAGGTATCTATACGGCCGAAAGAATAGCTGCAAAGAAAGCTGAGAAAGCGAATCTTGCAGAACATTTCGGCACCATGACATTATCGCTCGAAGAACTTAATGAAGCGGCAAAAGATATCATTGGACGTGGAACTATCGAAGATCTCTCAAATGCAATGGAAGAGCTGGGGAAAGTTTCCGACATTTCCAAAAAACTGAAAGATAGCCAAAAGGTTATTGAAAGAATGACATGGAAAGTTAAATCGGGAATGACTCTCGATGAAACGGATAATGCCAATTTCGAAGCAGCTATAAAGTCACAGGTCGAAGAAAGTCTCAATCTTGTCGAACAAGGGAGATTTACGGCCAAAGTGTCTGTAGATGCATTGTTCGGAGAGGGGGACGAGACTGGAAGCAAAATTATAGCGGGCTTCGACGAACTTTACAATGGTATAAACGCTGAAGTATCAGCTCTTGGCGAGCAGCTAGGCAAAGCGTATAACGATGCGATGGAAGATGGAATTATTGATACTGATGAAGCCAAGATCATCGCTACATTGCAAAGTCAGCTTGCGAATATCACAAGTGAAGTGTCCATGGCTCAATCACAGGCCAAACTCGACAGAATTAAACTTGAATTCTCGGGCAAAGAGCTTGATCCGGATACATTTAGAAATCTGCAGCAGGCTGTAAATGAGCAGTCGCAAATACAGATCGAAAACGCCAGAAAAGCATACGAACTTATAAATATGAACCTTTCTATGGAAAAAGAGAGAGGCAATATTTCCGCAGAAGAATACGAATCTCAGATGCGAGCTAATAATGAGGGATTTCAGGCAAAACTCGGCACGATAACAGAAAATGCTTTTACGTTTTCGATGGACACCATAGAAGAGTCTTATCGCTCGGAAATTGAAGAATTTACAGGAAAGATTCCTGACATTTTGAATGAAGCGTTACAGAAAATGCAGGGCGGCACTGATGGCATCGAGGCATTTTCGGGAACTGATCTTGTTAATTCATTCGGGGTGGATGAATCTACTAAGGATGCAGTCAACACTCTCCTTAAGGAGATGCAGCCTCAGATTGACGAGATGCGGAGCAAAGCTAAAGAATTTGAGGATGCAGGAAAAGAGATTCCGGCATCTCTGCAGAAGGGCCTCAAAGACGTTGAAACTCTGGAAGCGTTGGGTGGAGATTTTGAAGCAATATATAAAGTCCTCGATACGGCGATAGCTGAGAACAGCGAATATGAAAACACTCTGTCACAGTTAGAGAAGCAGGGCGCTATGATACCGCAGACACTGAGCGACTCTATGCGGAGCCGTAAAGATGAAATAGACAGAGCCGCAAGGCAATTAAGAGCAGATGCAGCGGCAAGTTTAAAAAATGAATTCAGTGCGCCATTCGATGTATCTGCGAACGTAAACGTGAATTTTAGACCGATATCGACCGTATTAAGCTCGGAATCGATGAGCAAAACCGGAATCAAGCGCAATGCCGAAGGCTCCATCGTCAGAAGTCCAATTCTATCATGGGTAGGTGAAGGTGGAGACGATGAGGGAATCATCCCTATCAACAGATCTCAGCGTGCAGCAGATCTCTATAACCAGGTAGGGCAGGAGCTTGCGGCAGCAGGCAACACCGGAATAAACTCCAGCGCAAATGTGACATATGCTCCGGTCATAAACATTGGCGGAAACGCTGATGCCGAGACAGTCCAGCAGGCTCTTAAATCCGGATACAACGAATTCAAGCAGTACATGAGCAGATTTATGCGCGATAGTGTAAGGCTCGGGTATTAAGGAGGTATAAATGGCAAAAGAGGCGTCAATATACATTACTATAGCCGGAGACACATGGGACAGCATCGCATATAAGGTATACGGCAACGAAGAATTCTGTGACAAAATCATGGACGCCAACCGGGATAAGCTGGACATGTTTGTATTCTCTGCAGGGATAGAACTTACAATCCCTCACAGGGACACATTCACAGGATCCAATGTAAACACGGATTTTCCGGATTGGAGGAGTGTCTTAAATGGCTGAGTCAAGAAGGATAATCCCTCTCGTTTATTATGATGGGAAAGAGATAGGCCTGACAAACAGGATAGAGAGCCTGGAGTATACGGACAATGATCAGGGTAAGTCTGACGAGGTACAGCTCACATTTGCGGGCGGTGCCTCTGATTGGCTTCAGATGGGTACAGAGATCGAGAAAGAGCACAATCTGGAAGTGCTCATGACATTCACACACTGGAGCAGTCCGGGAAGCTTCGACAATTACCATGTAGGTAATTTTACCGTGGATGATATAAGTTTTTCGGGCCCTCCGAGTGTGGGAGTGGTTAAAGGTATATCGATTCCGGCATCCTCCGGCTTTCAAACGGTCAAAAAGTCTCAGACCTGGAACAATGTATCAATAAAGCAGATTGCCATGGAAAAGATGGCAGAATACGGCATGACAGCTCTGTTTTACAACGCAGAGGAGATCATCCTCGAAGTAGTGGAACAGGCTGAACAGACGGATTCGGAGTTTTTGTATGACCTCTGCAAGCAGCAGGGGCTTTTCATCAAGATTTATAAAGTCGGCTTCGTAATATTCGATAAAAAGATTTATGAGTCAAGAGGCGTGAAAACAACATTTCACCCGAAGGACATCGAATCCTATACATGGAATTCCACTCTGGTCGGAACATATACAGGAGCGACTATTGCATATACCAATACGGATGCGAAAAAGAACACTTCCGTAGCAAAAAAGGAAAAAGCGGCACAAAAAGCGGCCAACGCTCAATACAATGTCACCAATTCCTACAACGCCGGCAAGATCGAGGCGGCGGCAAACAACAAAATGATCACTGTTACGGTCGGAGAAGGACCGAGGATACTGCAGATAAATGAGCATTGCGAGAATGAGTATGAAGCAAGAGCGAAGGCGGTGGCAAAGCTTAACGAGGAAAACGAGAAAGCTGTGACCATTGAATTCACCACCATACTCAACTCCGATGCTTATTTATTTGCAACAAACAACTTCCAGATCGAAGGAATGGGCAGAATGAACGGTAAATATTTCTGCACATCCGTGACACATTCTTTTACAGGATCCGGACATCAAATGACAGTAAAGGGATACAAGATATTTAACAGACTGTAAGGAGGGGGCATGAAACAGGGTTCAGAAGTAAGGATCGGATATATATCCTCATACAATGCAGGGACAGGCAAAGCAAAAGTGTTCTATCCTGACAGACTTGGCCAAGTCACGCAGGAAATGAGCATCTTTGCTCCCTTTGGCATATCTCAGATACCGATGCCGGATGACCAGGTGCTGGTGCTTCACTTGTCAAACGGACAGGAAGCAGGATTGATAATCGGAAAGACAGTCGGGACAGGTGCCGCGATTGCCGCAGCAGGCGGAGACATTACCATAGCCGGGACAGCAGGAAGCATAACACTGTCTGATCTCATAAAGATAAAAAACAAGGTACTGTGAGGTGAAGGATGAAGATTGGAAACTGGGGAAGCGGACTTAAGTTCCAGACGTCTGATAGCAGGGTTTTGACTTTCCAACGTATGACGAGAAGCTTGTCGGTCAATACAAATAAGCACAAGGTGCTGGGTGGCAAAAAGCCGAGGCTTGAATTCGTGGGTCCTGATCTGCAGACTGTATCATTCACAATGGAACTGAACGCTCTGCTGTGCAAGCGTCCGAGAAAGGTAGAAGAAACACTTTTCCAAAGGGCTTCAAACGGAAACCACTATCCGCTTGTGATAGGTGGCCGTGTGATCCTGAAGCAGGCCATCATAACGAAGATATCATCGTCTTATGATGTTGTGCTGAAAAAGGGAGAAATCTACTCGATGAAGATAGATGTGACCATGAGTGAATACAACTAAGGAGGGGATATGCAATTCAATTTCATTTCAGAACAGGAATCTGAAGAGATAAACGATATATTGTGGTGTCTCCGGAATTTGTTCAGCGTGCCAGAGGGTTCGATGCCACTAGCAAGAGGGCTGGGGCTTAAATGGTCAGTGCTTTCGGATGTGCCGGAAGATCTTGAAAATGACTTTGCCACAGATCTGGTCGAAAAGGTGCAGACATTTGAACCAAGGGTCGAGGTCCTTAATGTGGAATTTACCCATGATACTGACAATGGAGCGGCTACGTGTAACGTGGAAATACATCTCGTAGATAGCGAGACAGAGGAGGAAGAGGAAAATGAGTAGTTCGAATTTAGCATCGATAGACGAATATCCTGACGTGTCGTTTATCGATAACCTCACCATGCAGACACTGGAAGACAACATGGTCAAGTGGTTTATGGATAAGCGTAAAGAGCTTACCGGAAAGAGCATAACGCTAGGGGAAGCCGATGATCGCAGACTCATGTTAAAAGCAGGGGCTTATTACATTTACCAGGCTTTTATGTGCACGGATAACGCAGGAAAAATGGGACTGCTCAAGTATGCGACAGGCAGTTATCTGGATAACCTCGGAGCTCTTAAAGGTATATCAAGATTAAGCGCAGCAGGAGCAACTACCACTCTGAGATATTCGCTGAGCGCGGCAAGAGAATCAGCTACAGGGATACCTGCAGGCAGCAGGGCAACATCCGGAGACGGTGTGTACTTTGCGACAGATGAGTATGCGGAAATACCTGCAGGAAGCTTATATGTTGATGTGCAGGCGACCTGTGAGACACCGGGAACGTCCGGAAATGTTTACGGAGTAGGCGAGATCAGCAAGATGGTCGTCGGCATCCCGTTTATAGATACGGTGACGAACATCACCAAAACCGAGAATGGGCGAGACATCGAAACCGACGATGAGCTAAGGGAAAGAATCTATCTTGCACCGGAAAGCTACACATCGGCAGGCTCTAAGGGCGCTTATGAATATTACGTAAGAGAATATGATCCGACCATAGAGGATGTTTACATCACATCACCAAGCGCGAGAGTGGTCGAGATCAGATGCATCCTGGCTGATGGAGCGATACCGGAAACCGAATACATTAACGGTCTTACAGATTATCTCAATCAGGATGACGTGAAAATGCTCACAGATCAGGTGGTCGTGGAAGCTCCGGAGACAGTGAGCTATAACCTTAACTTTACTTACTACATTAATCAGTCCGACAGGGCAAGGGCAGAAACGATACAGGCTGCTGTAAATAAGGCGGTTGACGCTTATAAAAAATGGCAGTGCACAAAGATAGGCAGAGACATTAATCCGGATTACCTGGTACAGCTTGTGAAGGAAGCCGGGGCTAAACGTGTAGTGATCACATCACCATCTTTCACCATCATTCCGGTTGACTCCGTAGCGGCGATTAATTCGCAGACAGTGACATACGGAGGACTTGAAAATGATTAAATACGAGGACGGGGAATTTCTCGATCTGCTCCCTTCGTTTTTTAAAGAAAAAGAGGACTTTGCGGCGATATCTTATGCATTCAAGATGGCTATAGCGTCGCTCATCATGGGGCAGAAAGAGACAAAGCTTTATGCAGATATAGATAAGGTCCCGGAGGATATCTTGGACCTTATGGCACTGGAGAGCAAGGCTCCATACTACTCCGAGGATTTACCGATAGAGCAGAAAAGAGAGCTTGTTAAAAACGCTATCCTGTGGCGTGAAAAAGCCGGAACAAAAAGCGCTGTCCAGGATCTTATAAGGACGGTGTTTGGATACGGAGAAATCGTCGAATGGTTTGACTTCACAGAAGGCGAACAGATACCGGGGTATTTTGATATCGAGACCGGCGCACAGCTGACACCGGAATTGTTCGAGATGTTTACGAAGGTGATCGAAAGTGTGAAGAATGAATCTTCACACCTGAGACGTATCGGTATCGAAAGAGAAATCGACGGAAATCTCTACATCGGTACCGGAGTGATTGCATCCCCGAGATACGTGGTCACTCAGCTGATAAGCGACCAGGTAGATATAAATGGAAATGCTCTCGGAGCTGTCGCAAATACCGGCACGCCTCGAGTGATCATAATATAAAAAAGGAGGACAGACATGGAATTTAATCCATCAGTTATCACCGAAGAAGGTCAGGCGCTGATAGCAGCAGCTCTGGCCGGAGACATTAACATCGTGTTCACGAAGATCGTGACGGGTGACGGGACACATACCCCGGATGAAGATCTTTCGAAACTCACAGAACTTACAAGCCCGAAGCAGGAGTTTCCTCTGACCGCGAAAGAGATCCTGAATAGCAGCACGATCCATCTGAAGTACATCGTATCAAATGTGAATCCGGATGGCACACCGCTCACAGTAGGCTACTACGTTAAGGAGCTGGGCCTTTATGCGAAATCAGACCAGGAAGGGGCAGAAGAGATACTTTATGCTGTGGCTACAGCGGTGGATGGATCAGCTGACTGGCTTCCACCTTATAACGAATTGCAGCCATCCAACATCACGATGGACTGGTATACGGCTGTAGGAAATGCGGCCAGCGTTACTTTGGAGACGCCAAACAGGACATACATTTACGATGACAGTACTACAGACAAGTACGTCATCGGCATAAACAACGGACTTTTATATTACGAGGAGGTTGAAGAATGAGCAGAGTATATATAGCAGACAAGGAGACATTGGACCAGGTAAATACAAAGGTCTCGGCAATCCTTGCCATTGAGCAGGATGAGGACGTTTATGGATTTATTGAACACATGGACGTGCTGTCCCCGGAGCACAGGATTGAATACATCGGACTCAATAAGAATTTCAGTCCCATCTCAGTGACCATGGGCGGAGGCTTTTCTTTAGGCGACTGGGCTAATTTCCCTCTCCTTGTTAACAACAAGCCTTACATGGTAAAGAGCGATGGCACCGTTGATTATCAGCTATCAGAGACTGACTACACAAAGAAGGCAGACGGTGAGACAGCTTCCGATGTGGCGAATGCATCTTATGACGGAGGCGCTTTCTCGTGGCTGCAGAAGATCTACAAGAAGGAATACATCGTAGGATCTGACAGATATGTCAAGTTCTCTTTGACTCCCAGGGATGGATACAAGCCGGTTGGATTTATCGACAGTGACAATAAGGAGCTCGAGGGCGTATGGCTCCCGATGTTCTACGGATATATTGACAGCAATTCAAAGATGCACTGCATATCCGGAACACAGCCAGCATACAACAATCAGACATCAGCAGAGAAGACAGCCATTGATAACTTCGGAGCACGTGCGAAGTTCTTCGGCGGTCCTATCGTTGAGACTATTCAGGATCTTCTCATTCTCTGGGGCAAGACATCTGATCTTCAGGCTAAATACGGCTTTGGAAACTGCGAGGGTTATGATGCATCACTCACACCTACAATGGGCGTAAAAGCCAATGCTGTAGTTGGTGGCGGTCAGTTCTATGGCACAGATGACCATAAGAGTCTTAACAAGATCCTCCACTCACTCGTGCTCGGAACCTACAACCAGTGGCAGAGAGATCCGTACACAGTATGTGTAAACGGCAGAGTTAAAGTGTCAAAGAATTACGCATATGACCTTACTGGAGCTGCATATACAGATACCGGAGTTCAGCTGGAAACAACGAGCTCATGGCAGTATCCGCACAAGTATGCAAATGTTGACGGATTCGGAGCGATCCCGGTTCAGCCGTGTAAAGGATCAACAGCAACAGGCGGATGCGATGGTTTATATGTAAACGCCGGTATCACGGCGGTCGCCCTTCGGTTCGGTCATTGCGACAACGGTCTGCATGCTGGCCCGCGCTCGCTCAATCTGGACAACGTTGCCCCGACTTCCACCTGGTACCTCGGCGCCTCCGTACTTCTGCTTCCACCTGTTGGTGCGTCCCCGGACGCAGCATAAGGGGGACCGGGGGTCTTCCCCCGGAAAGCTTCCGGCATAAATTAATTAAAAAATCAAATAATAACAGGGGATAAAACCTGCGACACCTCGGGCGGTCGCCCTTCGGTTCGGTAATTGCAACAACGGTCTGAATGATGGCCCGCGCACGCTCAATCTGAACAACGTTGCCACGAATGCCAACTGGAACATCGGCGCCTCCGTACTCTATCAATAATGGATGAATGACGCAAATGCAGGTTTTATTCCTACACCACTGACGGTTGAAACACCGTTTATCCGCCATAACTGGTTAGGGGAGTGGAAATAAGTCCGATGCAGGACGAACGATAAAGCGGTCGCACCTATCGTTCGTAGGAGATAGGAGAAAAAATATCTTATAGGAGTAGAGTGAATGCGTCGTAACGACATAAAAATAATTACTGAACAAGGCGTAAAACAATACAAATATCTGTATCAACGTATGCTTGACAAAAGTGTTATCGAGAAAGCTTACCGGAAATTAAGAAAAGGAAAGACAAAGAGGAAAGAGATTCAAGATATAGACCGTCACTTTGACGAAGAAGTCGAGAAGATGCGTCTTATGATTTTAAACACTAAGCCTGTTCCGGTGGATCATCCGGAACTTGCTTACAAGCCAAAACGCCGGACTCCGAAGATCATCACGGAGAAGGGCAAGAAAAGAAAGATCTATATGCCAGAGATCCACGAACAATGGCTGCATCACATCATCATTATAATCCTGGAGCCGATTATAACAGCTACAGCTTATCGCTATTCGTGCGGCAGTTTCCCAAACAGAGGTGCTCATTACGGCAAAAGACGGATTGAAAGATGGATACGAAAAGGAAAGAACATAAGGAACTTTCTTAAAATTGATATCCGGCACTTTTATGACAGTATTCGTCTGAGCGTCCTCATGAGAGAACTGGCCATAAGGATCAAGGATGATTGGTTTTTGTACATCATAGAAATATGCCTATGGGGATTTAAGAAAGGTATACCTTTAGGTTTTTACATAAGCCAATGGCTTGCAAACTACATCCTGGAACCGCTGGACAGACTGATAAACAAGACGCTGGGATTCGATATCTTTGAAAGATATATGGATGACATAGTTATTTTTAACGATAACAAGAAGAAGCTTCGTGAAGCATTGATTAAGATTATGAAAATGCTTGGACAGCGTTTTAGATTAAAACTAAAACGTAACTATCAAATATGTAAATTCTTATACATAAAAAAGAATGAAAAACCAATAGGACGAGCGCTTGATTATATGGGATTTCTGTTCTACAGAGATAAAACCCTGATGAGAAAGAGCATCATGATTACTGCCACTCGGTTGGCAAAACGACTCGGCAAAGCAAAGAAGTATGACAGAAGGTTCTATGACAAGCATCTAAGAGCAATGATCTCATATGTCGGATGGTTCAACTGTACAGATACATATAACTGCTATCTCGAATACATAAAACCATGCGTGAACATAGGAAAGATAAAGAAAATCATATCAAAAGTAGACAGGAGGAAGGAACATGAAGGATTGGAAAAAGGAACATTGTGCAGTGCAGCCTGAAGAACTGCAGCTCATTGCGGATGGTATCTACATGCAGAGGAGAAACATCCAGAAGGTAGAACACAAAGCAGATGAGTCATCAGGTACAGAAGCATACACAGAATGGGTATGTGAATGCCGTGAGATAAGTGTTGATGATTATCATATGTTGAAAAACATCGAGCAGATCAACACAGCGTCTGCGATAGACGCATACACACAGCAGCTGATTGAGGAGGGATTGTTATGAGGACACTTGTACAGAGCTTAAAGAGACTTTTTAACAAAGGTATCGTGGGAGAAGCGAAAATCCGTTCCATGACGGAAGAGGAAAAGATCACTGCCGCCGAGTATGAATACATCACAGGCAATCCTTACGTGGAGGAGTGATGGTGGAACTAAAAGATAACTTCAAATGTAGATATTACCGCGGCGATGGCAGGTGCGGAAGAGATGCGTGCAGATGCAAGCCACAGAAATGTGATAAACGCTATAACTGCGTACATTGTACATCCAGTATCATACCGCTGTCACAGGAGCCGTGTGCATCCTGTTACTTCAAGGACAAGGAAAGCATTAGGCAGTTCGCACTTCAGGCAGAAAAAAAGAAATAAAACCACAATGGGGGAGGAAATAATATGATCAAACAAAAATTATGCACACTAATAGGACTTATGGGAAGTGCTATAGCTTCGATGATGGGGGGATGGTCAGCGGCTTTAACGTATTTAATGCTTGCTATGATCGTTGATTATGTCAGTGGGCTGATTGTCGCAGGTGTTTTTCATAATTCACGAAAAACGAAGAACGGAGCACTTGAAAGCCGGGTAGGCTGGAAAGGCTTATGCAGGAAGGTATTTACGTTGTCGTTCATCGTGGTTGCAAGAGGCATAGATGTTTATCTGGGTGTTGATTATGTGAAAAATGCGGTAATAATTGGGTTTTTCACAAATGAAGTGATTAGCATCGTAGAAAACATGGGGCTTATGGGAGTACCTATGCCGGCGATTGTGTCAAAAGCAGTGGACCTTCTCACGTCTAAATCAAGTGAAAAAAGAGATAATTAAAACAGTGATTAGACGTAAGTCTTAATCATATATAACCATTGACCGCCTGTGACATGAGTCACGGGCATTTTTATTAAGGAGGCTTATATGGCTCAGAACAAGGTAAAAATCGTTCCGAATGACAAAAAATGCGATGTGGTAGGTGGAAAGACCGTTACTGAAGCAGAATTTCCTGCTGTAGGGAATGAACCCAAGACAGAATCTCATAATGGTAGCAAGGTGCCTGATGGGAAAGGCGGAGCTGAAGACGCAAAGTGAGAGGAGGTGATCCTATAAATCTCGGAGCTGTCCGTTAATCAGCGGCATTATATCTTGTGTATTATCCCATGTCTGATAATCCAGGCATGGGATTTTGACAATAATCGTCATTAATCGTCATTTTGATAACATTTTTCCTCAAATTGATAACGATTTTTCTCAAAAAATAACGTTATCCCAAAAAAGCGGAAATGAAAGCAGATGGGAAATCTGCATGCAAAATAATGGCAAAACGGTGGCATTGACATTAACCAAAAAATGCGAGTAAGGGGTAAATGGGATTTTATTTGTTATTCACATGTAAAAAGTAATTACTTTTCGAACTTTAAGGAGCAGTCATGACGGACTCTTACGAAAGAAACTATGTTTGGAATTTTTTTACTAATAACGGATTAACGCCTGAGGGTGTATCCGGACTTATGGGAAACCTTTATGCCGAGAGCGGAGTGGGCTCAAAGGTGCTGGAAAGACTCTGCAGGAAGAGATACAGCGAGCAGGGGATAACCTACACAGATAGCACCTACACCAATGCTGTAGACGATGGGTCTATCAGCAAGAGCGAATTTATAAGTCCGATGGGTAAACATTATGGTTATGGACTCGCTCAGTGGACATCGACCGGAAGAAAGGCAGGACTTTACGACTATACAGTTGGCAGAGGTAAATCCATCGGGGATTTACAGTCTCAGTGCGAGTATCTTTTAAACGAGCTTAAGACATCCTTCAGAGTAATATATGAGATTTTAAGCAGCACAAAGAACATATACACGGCATCAGACAGAGTTCTGATGGACTTCGAAGCTCCGGATAACGCGGGGAGTTACAAAGAGCTCCGAAGAAGATACAGCGAGGAGTTTTATAAACTATACGGAGGTACAAAGATGGTAATTATTGGAAGTGCACGAATCGACGAGAATGGACACGCGTCTGGAGGAAAAGCAGGAGATCAGACCGGTAACGAAGTGTGCATCCAGAAGTACTACACTCACAAAAAAGGGTGGAGAGTTATAAGAGCAAAGGATGCAGCAGTCCGTGAGGCCATTGCCCAGAACATGGAATGGGCCTGCGCTAATGATTATATAGGATATGATCAGAACCAGAATCAGAGTCTCTACAATGTGGCTCAGGATGTAGGCTTTAACTGTTCACTTGTAGTCACACCATGCGAGACAGACTGTGCAAGGCTGGTAAGAGTATGTGTGCTTTATGCCGGCATAAGGGTGAGCGATTTCTATACCGTGACCGAAGCAGAAAAGCTTCTTGAAACAGGAGCATTTGAAGAAGTATTTATTCCGCTTCCGTCCGGACTGCTCCGCGGTGATATCCTGGTAACACCGACAAAGGGACACACAGTGGTATCACTTACAAACGGAGATGGGACAACCGGAAAAGAGACCGGTACCGCAGCAGGCACAACTCCAGATCAGAAACCGGCAGCAGGCAAGTACACAGTAGGCTGGCACAAGGACGGAAATGGATGGTGGCACGCTGACACAGTAAATACATACTTAAAGAAGACCTGGGCGGTAATAAATCATCATTGGTATTACTTCGACGAGGATGGTTATATGCTTACAGGCTGGCAGATTATCGACGGAAAGAAGTATTATCTCCAGGAGTCGGAAGACAACAATCTCCAGGGCGCATGCTGGAAGTCGGACGGATCCGGAGCACAGTCGGCGTGGTATGTAGAATAAAAATCTCGTGACAATCATGCGAAAATAGAGTGTTTTTCGCGAGATCATAACGATTGTTCAAAAGATAGGCGTGGGAGAAAATCCTGCGCCTTATTTTTGTACAAGAAAAGGCATAAAAATGTTGACATACTACTAGCAGTATGATAATATATAAGTGTAACAAAGATAAGCGTTGCAAGAAAGGAGAAAAGCCGATGGGAGAAATAGAAAAAGCCCTTAAGGACTTGGAAAAAGCGTTAAAAAGTAACGAATCTGTAGCAAGAGTAACCGTTACAATAACACTTGTAAAACCCAAGACCGAAAAGGGCAAGCAAAAGGAATAAATCCTCTAGGCAGGGGCGGAAGGAACCGCCCCGTAAGTCCTAGTATAACATAGATAGTTAGAAAGGGGCAGACATGGAAATATTAAAAAATGGAAAAACGTATGAAGTCAAAGAGACATCTGCGAAATGGGTTATAAAAGCGACTTCCGGAATCATGGATATATCCTATGACATAAGTAAAAAAGATTGCGAAACATTCGAAGATCTTAAGAAGTATGTGGAAGAAGCAGAGGTATTAAACTGGGGGTAACATTATGGCAGAGAAGAAAAGCCGAACATCAACAGAGGTCAAGGCGCGATATAATAATAAGGCATATGATTTGATCGCCGTACGTGTGCCGAAAGAAATGGCAGCAGAGTTCAAGAAGAAATGTTCGGAAACAGGCATTCCACAGGCACAGGTGATTAAAAAAGCTATAGAGGCTTTTCTGAACGAAACGATATAGGAGGATATAAAAATGTACGCACCATATACAGCAAAAGAAATAATTGAGAACGGATATTATGATGTAGCAGTCAACCTTATGGATGACGAACTAAGAGAAGAATTACACAATGAACTTGCACCATGTAGTGACCTCGAATTTATGGAAGCTTATATGAAAGCTCACAAAGAAAAGTTCGGAGAAGAGTTTAAAATCTGA